CTCTAAACTTATGGCACTTTATAAAGTCCTTGGAACACTTGAAGGTATTACACCAATACAACTTCAAAATCCAATGTATCAGCATCCATCTGAACCGCTATACAAAATTCGCACACCTATTTCACAAAAAAGAAAGAAGACAGAAGAGGATCATATTACTCTTTCTAAATTAGATTTTCTTATGTCATGTCATTGGGCTGTAGATAGTACTGACGATTGCGATTGTACTGTTGATACAAATGGCAATGTATCTTTCACAGGTTTTAAAGATCCATATATGCCCGCAGAAATGTTGCGTAAGTCAATAAGAAACTCTGCAAAAGCACTTAACAACAGGAAAGGGGCTGCATTTGATAGAGGTGTAACTGTTTCGGAAGATATGCTTCTTAATTATGACGGTGCAAAAGATTGCAATGGTATGTGGAATGACAAATTATGGGTCAGGTTACGAGGTGAGAGATCTGGTAGTTTGATATGGATTACGAGGGTAAAAATTCCAGAATGGTCAGTAAACTTTTCTCTTACTTGTGATACAAGTCAAGTTGAGATTTCAGAATTAGAAACTATGTTAAAAGCAAGTGGTAAATATTCTGGTGTTGGTAGCTATAGACCTGAGAATGGTGGCAATGCGGGTAAATTTGAGGTTACAGAGTTTGAATGTGAAGAGATAGCGTTGTTGTAAGTCTCTAGGCATCTTCGGTGTAAGTCCTAGATATAGTCTGATGATTTTGCTTTCGTTTTCCTAGAATCCCTCAAGGTCTGTTGACTTGGCTTTGTTTGCCCTAAATTACAAGTCCGCCTGTACTACAACAGGCACAAGTTTCTACTAGGCATCTAATAGTGTAAGTCCTAGATCTGTTCCATTATCGTATTATTCCTTGGCCTATTTTCCCTTAAGTTAGATTTTGCTACTTTCCCCTCGGTTAAGACTTCTTACCATGTGTTACAAGTTCGGCTGTACTATAACAGCCACAAGTTTTCACTAGGCATCTTTATGTGTAAGTCCTAGATTTACCTTCCCATTTGTTCCGATGCAATAGGTTTCGTTGAGTTATGATTTTTTCCATTGCCTTACTTTCCTATGACTTTTTGTGTTTTGACTTGGTTTGCTTTACCTTGAATTACAAGTTTGCCTGTACTTAACAGGCATAGAATTTCACTAGGCATCTTTATGTGTAAGTCCTAGATTGGGTTATTATAATTTGCCTTTCATTGGGTTGTATTCCCTTAGATTAATGTGTATTTTAATCCCATCACTTAAGTTCTAAGTCTGCCTGTACTTAACAGGCTACATATTATTTTTTATCTTTAATCATGCAAGATTTACCAATTCTATCAATCGACTATCAGAAAATCCGTAAAGGAGATGTATTTTCTGAAGAGCAAGTCCTTCATCACTATAAATATTTTTTATTAGGTGAAGAAGAGTATCATAAACGTCTTGAAAGATATAACAAAAAAGAAGTTACTTATCATCCTGATGAATATGCTTTTAGAGATGTTTATAGAGATATAGAAAAGAACTGTAGAGAGCTTGGTTATCCTGTTGTAGCAAAAACTAAAAAGAAAAAAATCTATATTCTTGATGATAAACAAGCAGTAGATTATTTATCTAATAGGGCTGAATTACATATAGATAATTTTAAAAGAAAAGTGCAAAGACTTCATGTTGATATAGATGAGGAAAAACTATCTGATTATGATAGGAAACAACTTGAGCATAAGAAAAATTATTACACCTTAATTCAAGGTCATATTGCACAAGGTCAAAAGTCCTTAAAAGAAATGCGTAAAAGAAAACAATTAGGTGGTAGTTAAATAAGATTTCGGTATGTTATTTTTATGACTACTGAAGAAAAAATTAAACAAGCTAAAAAAAGAATAGCAGAATTAGAAATATTAATTAAATCATGGCAAAACAACACTAAAACTAGATAATTCCTAGTTTTTTAGCTAAAATGTACCTAAATTATCTTTATCTATGCCTTTAACATTTAAAAGCAGACAAATTGATAAGGTTGTGTCTATTGATGATGTAGGCCAACTAAGTAATCCAGAAATTTTATTGCTTAAGGATGAACTTATGACAGCAATAAATAACATGGAAGATTCAATAAAAAAATTTAAACAAGAACAACAAGAATTGTATGACCAAGAATGGGATCAAAAAGTAAGAAGAAAACAACAAGTTTGCAAGGCTTTTTTATCGCAACTTATTAATTTAGATTATGACGAAAGTTTATTTAGATCTATTTACGATAAACACTTTTCAAGAATGATTTTAGAATATATAGATCAACAACAATATAGAAGTATTAACGACAAAGCAAGATCGTTAGCAATTCAAGAATTAGAAAAGATTAAACCATGAAAAGACAAGAAACTAAATCAGGAAAAAAACTACAAAAATTAAAAGAATTAAGACTAAAAAAATTAGAAGAAGAATTAGATAAAGCTATAAGAGGTTATGATCATTTATTGCACTACAGAAACGACTCAACTGTATCAGTTAAGGATGATAGAGTTGATGAGACTATAAGAACTTTAGTTATGAAACATAATTATCAAGTTCAACAAGTCTCGAAAATGCTTGTAAGAGATTTTACAGATAAAGAAAGATTAGAGGTAGAAAATGAAGGATACTAATTTTAAAGATAAAGAAATTTTAGCAATGCGTTCTAATGAAGAAGGTGTTACTAGAGCAGATAAAGATGCAAAAACTAAAAAGTATAATTTGTTAGTTAGAGGAATAGGTAATGCACCAATGAAGTTATCAACTTATGCAGAAAATAAGGAAAAGGCAATAAAGTATGCCCAAGCAAGATGGGGGGATTGTATTATTAAGGTCGTTGATTAATATTTTTGAATGGAAAAAGAAAAACAGACCTTACAGAAAGGTGAGATTGTATGTTGCGGAAATCATATTTTTAGAGTTATAAATGGGGAGCGACATTGGATAAGTGAACCACCAAAAGATTGGGAGACTATTGACGGAAGAGTTTGGAATAGTTAATGCCTTCTCTTAGGTATCATGCAGGGCGAATGGTCTTGTATGAGGAGAAACCTAAGAAATGGCGAGTAAAAATAAAAACACCAAAAGGCAAACTTGATTTACCTTTAGAAAGTAATGATTTAGAACCCGCTATTTTAGAAGCGGAATATTTATATGCAGACGCAAAGTGTATGAGTCGGGATCATCCGTTATGCGTTGATTGTATTCATCATTTAGTTATTAAAGCTGAATGTGGTTTAGGTATGCCAGAAGGAAAAGCAAGTGGAGGTATATGGGCTAAGGATTGTGCTTATTTTTGGGAAAGAAAGACCTAGAATTTATTTTATCTATATGATCTCCTGCTTGATTAATAATTTTTACTAGCCTAAAATTTTCTTTTGCAAATGCACTTATAAGATCTGGAATTTCATCAGGTTCTAAACATTCTATAACGTGTCTTAAAAACACTTCTACTTTTATTTCTTCTTCTAGTGTTACGTCAGCCATAACCCATTTTTCAACTTTTTTACGTTTTTGAGCTTGTTTTGTAAACCAATCAGACCAAGGCATAAGAATATCCATAACAAGTCCTTTATTTTTAAATTAACGTACTAGATATATAAGGCAATGAAGATATACTGTTTATAGTTACATTTAAAAAATGGAATTACAAACAAGAGGTTATGGATCTTCTAAAAAGAAGAAAACAAAAAAGAAAAAAGTAAAGTTGGGAAAGTAACTATTGGAACAATAGATTTACCTACCTATTAGGAAAAAGATTGCGTTCCAAAAGATCAACAAGACTATCATCAACAGTATTATCTGTTTTCTTAACCATTGCTCGCAGTATATCTATTGCGAGTTTTTTTATGGCTGAACCTCTAAGAAATGCAAAGACGATTGGCCTTATAACTTTTAGCATAGTTTTATTATGACTAATTTAATAGTAGCTTAACCTTTTAAGGCTTTGCATAAATCCATCCATTACAAAGATACTTAGAAATTTTAGGTTTGTATCCTCTATGAACATAAGTCCAAGTAGCTGGAAATAAAATTAAGTTACCGCAAGTCGGCTGAAGTTTAGTTCCATCTAAAAACTCTGTATAACCTTCATGCTCAATTTTTAGTGTATTTAAGTACCACATAAAAACAAAAACTCTTGATCCTTCTTTTGTCATGCACCAATCATTGTGCCAGTTATAATATCCATTCGGCTCATATTTTTGAATTTTGTAACCTGTATCTTGCATCTTATAATTATTATCAGGCATAAGTTTTTTATGTATATCTAAAAGATGTTTATTATATTTTTTCAATCCTGCTTGTAGTGCCTTATAAAAAATTTTATCTTCTTCAATCCAATTAGAACTTGTAGTAACTCCAAAATCAGTTGTATCTTTTACTGATTTATCAACCCTTGGAGCATTACCTGATATGCGACCTGGTTGCTTATTTGGTTCTGCTTCAAATTTATCTATAACGTGTTTACAAAATACTTTTGATAAAGAATTTTCTATTTTATAAATTAAATCCTTATGCACAAATTATCTTCTTGGTTTTAATTCTGCTACTTTAACTTCTACTTCTTTTAACCGATGGAATACTTCTCTCATATCATCGTGCATAACTTCTATTTTATCTGTTAATAATTCTATAGCTGTTGTATTTCGCACGAGATCATCTCTTGATTGTCTTCCTCTATATGACATTGAGCCAACGGAG